TGTATGATTTTTTGATCATATAGCTAATTTTTGTTCCATTAAATCGTAGTAGGTTAATGGTAACGTTGTTTGTATAAGTTTAGTGAAATTTTCGAAACCCATTTCACTCGGATCCTTATCTTGCAAATCTACAAGATAGACTTCTTTACCTTCTGCCATTAATCTTTCACAGAATTTTAAAGCTTGTTTAATTGCATCCCTATCTAATGCAATGTAAATTTTATCTACTACAGATGTAACTATCTTTTTCATTAAGCTACTCTGTATATTTTTCCCTAATAGTGGGATTGCGTTTCTTTTTATAGCAATGGCATCGAATAACCCTTCACATAAAATTACTGGTACATTCCAATTAATTAAATGTTCATTAGGTATTACGTCTCTACTTGCTGAGGGGTTTCTATATTTAATATATGGTTCTTTTTCAAATGAACGAGCAGTAAAGTAGTTTAAACCACCATTTGCATCATACGTTGGGATTATAATCATATTTTTGTATAAACCTGTTTTACAATAACCTATGTTGTACTTGAGAATATCGTATTTACTCACGTGTCTATTTTTTAGGTACGCAGTAGCGTGTCTAGCCATTATATCGCTATTATCAACGCCTTCTAGGCCAATATATTCATCTGGTAATACAACAGTAGATACAACTTGTGTCTCCTTAATTGATTTAGATGATTTAACTAAACTACCTAATTCTACAAACTTATCTGCAGCAGCCTTAACTTGTCTAAATAAGTTATATATTGTAGTACCCCTAGCATCACATGCCCAACAATGCCATTGATTTTTACCTTCACGGTTTTCCGTTAAATTAACCTCTAATTTGGGTTTGTGGTGGTTACATAAGGGACAATGATAAGCATAGTTGTTTCGGGCAGTTGCCTTCCCCGAACCTAATACAGAATTTACTAATGTAACTAATAACTGGTTTACCATAAATGGTAATATACGACTTTATTTTCGCTCAACCACAAGATCTTCAAATGCTATATCAGCTAAATCTTTAGTAAAGAATTTACCTAGAATATTATCATTAAAAAATTCATCTGGTTTTTCTAATACTTGATACAACATTTGATATTTAATTTCAAAATAGGTAAGTTGTTTTTTTGTTTGTACACATTTTAATATAGTGCGTTCAAATTCATCTTTTTTCCCTTCAACTAATAATTTTTTTATATCAGTTTGAGAACCATAATAGGTCATCCAATCTGATTCCTTAACTACTAATTTATATGAAGGTCTTCTACCAACCACCCCAGTTAGAGCTGCTAGTTCTTTTTTACCCAATTTTTTCTTTTGATTATGAAATAATACTTTCTTCCCAATATACGATTTACCCGTAGGTTTATGTGTTGTCATGTAAACGAAACCGAATGTGTTTTCTGGGAATTGAGTAATATCTCCTATTTCATGTTGCTTATAGGTCCAACTCATAATTTTATCTTTAAATGTATATAACTAATTTGTGGTTATAAATATTAATTTAATATTACTAACAACCTACATATATAACTTTTAACAGAATGTAATATTCCCTACTTCTCCTGCTGCTAATCCTCTACCACCTATAGTTAATAATACAGTGGCAGTACCACTTACAAAATGGGCAGGGTAAACACCAGTGGATGCAGTTGTGGTTAAGGAAGAATTAGTGTATACTATATCTCCTACTGAGGGAATTTGAATTGAGCCTTGGTGATAATATGGAATTGTACAATTTGAGCCACAACTTGACAATAAAGGATTAACATAAAATGTTTGTAAGTTACTAAAACCATAAAAGTCAGTTATTGCATCAGGGGCTGCAAACCCAGCAGTGTCACTAAAAGTACCCAAAGATTGGTTTGTAGCAGAGGCCCCTAGTTCTACTCTAATATCATTTATACTTAGTGGTCCGGTTGTCGGTAAAGCCATTATATTTTTCTTTTAAGTTCGTCTATTTGTTTCTGTTGATCTTTTATTGCTTCAATTAGTAATGGAATTATCTTTTCGTAATTAACTGCCTTATACCCACTGTCTCTAGTTGTAACAGCTTCTGGTAATATTGATTCTATTTCTTGGGCAATTACTCCTACATCATGTCCTTTGTTTCCATGTATATTTTTAACTCCTACAATATCTAATTCTTTCCAGTCAAAGTTTACACCATTAATTCTTTCTACTTTATCTATAGCATGCTCAATTGGTTTAATGTTACATTTTAGCCTCCTATCAGAAGTAGAAAATGCTACAACATCATTTGTTGCATCAATTCTACCTGCGGTTGCGTTAAGTGTAGCAGTACCACCAACTTGTAAGTGAGTATTAATTGTAGCATTATTCATATATGTAGTACACGATGTGGTAGTTGTTAAATTAACCCCAACTATAAAACTACTATGTGTATTAACTAAGTTATTATTACCACCTAAAATACCACTATATTTTGTGTTACAATTACTACAACCACCATTAATTACATTACACAATCCCCCACCTATAAAACCCCAACATCCATTACTTATAGAATGATTTTGACCCCCACCAATAACAGACCATCCATTTGATCCTATAGTATTATTAGTACCACCACCTATAAATTGACCTGTACCTAAACTAATGGAATGGGTTTCACCACCTACTATAGTGGAACTTTTAGCGATTGTAATACTATTATTACACCCACTTACTATAGCATTATAACCAGTGGTGGATAAGGAAGTATCAATACAGTTATTCCTCCCAGATCCTATAAAACTATATACATCTGAAGAGGTGTTTTCAAATCCTCCTCCAATATGACCATAAGATTTTTCAATAAGGTTTTGACGTCCACCACCTATACCAGAAGAATTAGCTCCGTTTCGGATTTTATTAAGATAACCACCCGCTATAACTGCCCTAGTAGTATTTTTTATGCAAGAATCTCCACCACCTAATATTGAAGAATCATAAGTTGTTGATAAATGATTATTAGTTCCTCCTCCTACAAAATTACCAAAACAGTTACCTTGTGAAGCATCAATTTGGTTTGATTTCCCACCTACAATAACGTTATATGAACCAGATACAAGAAGGTTATTTATCCCACCTACTATGACTGGGGCAATAGACCCATATGCCGCACTACTACTACCTCCCCCTACAAATCCAAGGGATGTATCTACTGTTTTATTGTTATACCCACCTACAACAGTATTGTAACCTTCTTTGGGATCCGCAGCACTTGAAGTAAAGTTATAGACACCATTACTAACTCCACCTCCTACAAATGAAGATGATGCTCCACCTTGAATGGTGTTAACACAACCTCCTACTATAGAAGAGTTAGGTGAGGTACTAATACCTCCTTTAAAGAAACCACCCCCTATAAATGAATATTGAGAGTCAGTAATGTTGCTACATTCTCCACCTACTATAACAGATGCATTACTGTTTGTTATTTTATTACAACAACCACCACCTATTTTAGAATTAACAATAGATCCCGTAATTGTATTACATCGACCACCAGATATAGTATTTGAATGGTTACTAGAATCTGTTTTTATCAAATTAGAATTACCACCACTTATAGTGTTGTTATAACCTGAACCAGCAGTATGTGATCCTGTTATAGAGTTTGATGATCCTCCGGCTATTACATGATTTGCAAAATTATTTCCTCTAATAGTACCGAATTGTCCACCACCTATAGTATTATGTTCTTCGGCATCAATTGTGTTATTTTTACCACCACCTATGGTGTTTAAGTAACTATTAACACCATCAATTGAACTTGAAATACAGTTGTTACATCCACCTAATATGGCATTACAACCCCTATTTGATAAGATACAGTTACCCATACCTCCACCTATAACTTCCATTCCTTCAATTGTACCACCTACAATATTAGTATTACAAACACAGTTTCCTGTTCCACCCCCAATAAAAGAACCACTAGAATTACCTAGTATTGAATTTGATCTACCACCCCCAATAGTATTATCCTTACCCGTTGATGTTATAGTATGGGATTCACCAAACAAATAATTTCTGTTACTTAAGTCAATACATTGAATTGTTGTATTTGCATTTTTTGTTTCTATATAATGATCAACAAATAATCTTCTAGTAGTTGCACTAACACTGGAACCATAAGCACGAATGTCTACATTACCATCTGAGTTATTTAAATCTCCTATTATTAGATTAGCACTATTACTTTTAATACCACTATTACCCTCAAACCTTAACTCACAAGTTGTAGGGTTAAATGTTAAATCAGTTTTTGCACAGGCCGAAACGGTTGATGTACCATTTGCGGTTAATATTCTATTAGTATCAGGGGTAATAATAGCATTGAACCCAGAACCTGATGAACCGCTAGAACCGCTTGAACCCGAAGAACCCCCTGAACCGTTTGAACCTGATGAACCTGA